AATGTAATGCTGAAAGCCACGCTGCCAGACAACTTCCACAATTGAAAGGCTTGAAATTGATTTTCCATCTAATGTGAAAGTTATGGATTTCCGTAAAAAATAGCGATGCACAGATAGCGGTTATAATAGATAAAATCATTTTTTGATGTTCTTTTTAATCTCGGCTTTAGTCTTATTGATTGATCTGACAATCGACATATAAGGGATCCCGGTCTTTCGGCTTAACTCTTTCGCATTCTTTTTAAAATCTAAGGCGTATAACTTGAACAGTTCCCGATTATACCAATGAAGATTTTGTAAATGTAATTCTATTTTTTGATAAGATTCTTCTGGATCCGATTCAACGCTTTGAACCTCCTGATCATTGTCCAGCAATTCTGTATAGTTTCTGTAATTCTTAAAAAAATTGCTTCGGTCACTTTTGATCATGTTTAGCATAATCCTGACCATGTAATATTTTAATTCATTCCTTTGGTATAATCCGATTAACTTCTCCTCCTCCATTTCACATAGGACCAAAAAAACTTCAGATTTTAAGTCCGCTTGAAGCTCGACTGGCTGCATCTTTTCAAATGCCTCATTGACTGATTTTGATTCCCAAAATTCAGCTATGATCTTATCCCTGGACATTTATTTTTTTCACTGCATTTTCATTGCAAAGTTATCCATTTAATCCTCAAAGTTACAAATTATTTAAACAACCTAATCAAATGCTGAATATCTTCCATTGTGGACGCGTTAGTTCCTTGCCAATCATCACCTATCTTGATGTCAACTGTGCAATCTCCATAAACCTCTAATTCAAATAGTTCCTCGTATAATCGGTATTCATTAAATAAAATACCTTCATCTGTGTAAGATACATCTTTGAAGCCCATCTCAAGTAAGGCTTGTACTGTAATTGGTGTGTTCATAGTTTTCTAAGTTTTGTATAGTCTGGATTAAATTCACAATCATTCAAAGTATCTATCCGTTGTTTGATGCAGCGGATGAATAGGTCGCGGCGATTGTCGGGGATTTTTGCAAGGGTAAAAATCTCTCCAATTTCTAATTTTTCAACTAAATCCCATGCTTTTACTAAATCTTTGTCTAAAATTAACTCCATTTTTTATCATTTTTAGGGTTAAACCTTACTACTTTTCGCAAAAGGTAGTAAGGTTGAAATTTTAAAAAGTGCCTTTAAACCTATGTAAAGGCAAAAGGTAGTAGGGTAGTAGGTAGTAAGGTGTAGTTTTATACTTACAAATAATTACATACACTATATACATTATCTGTTTCATATATTATATAAAATATAGTTACTACCTTACTACCTTACTACTTTTCAGCCTTTAAGCATATTGAAACCACGATAGTAGGGTTAACGCGAAAAAAATCAACCTTACTACCTTACTACCTTAAAAAACATCATCTTGGTAGCTATTATTTACTGTTTGGTTGGTATTTACTGTCGCAACTTCCCAAACATATACCGGAATGTTATTTATTTTTTTCATTCTCCTTTGGAAACCTAAAGATTTCATCCTTAGTCCAATCATGACTGGAGACAAGGTTACCTGGGATCTAACTTTAATGTAACTCAGTATCTCAGTTGATGAAAAGAACTCACTATTTTGTGGACTTGTTGGTAGTTCAAACCACTTTAAAATCATGTCTTCTTCTTGCGATACGGCTTTAAATTCTCCGGTACTATCATTAAGCAGCTTAATTTCATCGCTTGTTAAATTGTGGTTGTATCCAGAATTATATAAGTGATACATTTCCATAAATAAGGCAGTCTTATCAATAGAATTATAAAGCGCATGATCAATACTCAGAACTCTTACTGGCAGAATCCTTCTATTACCAGTAGGATCGCTTAATAAGCCTTCAATGTTAGTTGTACCGCAAAGCATAGCTAATCGGTTTAAATCGACTGAGACAACGCCATACGGCTCACGTATCGAAAATGTCTGGCTTGATGTCAATCGGTTTAGCATTTTAGCCTCAGCTTTAGATTTTCCGCCCATTTCATCGTCCATAATGATTAGCTTCTTGGTCATTAGAATATCACTATCCTTTCCCTGATCTAACTTGTCTTCTGCATAGTAGGCTTTCAGCTGATCAGGCAGCAAACGCCTAAACCATTCTGTTTTACCGGTGTTTTGACCTCCGACTAATACCAGCACCAAAGGAGAATGTTTTCCGTTTATTGAAGCCATTAAAGAAGTTAGCCATTTTTTTATAAATAGATCATGATTCTCAGTATCGGTTTGGATTGACTTTATCAGTTTGTCAATACTTCCAGTTCCTTTAATTTTCATGTTCTTTAATAGAAAATCATGAAACGGATTATAGTCGGTTGTAAACTCTGAGAATATCACGCTTTTTACAAGTTCCTTTGTAGCCTTTGGAATAAAGGTTTTGCAATTAAGGAATACAGAATTTATATCAATGTCATTAAGCGGAACTGAATCAATCTCAATATTTCTGGAAATTGTATTCCGTTTCATATTGTAATTTTTACCGATAAAATTCTTCAGCTGGTTTACAATATTATTTTCATCAATCGCCTGGACTTCGATATTTTCCTTTTTAGCAAGGTTGTAAATAAAATCAATCGGAACTGTTGGATCCTTTTTTGTCCTTAGTAAATGACTGTATTTTTCATCCGCTTTCCTCTGGTTGTACTCTGGGTTTAATTGACTAAGCGAGTGAAAATAATCTCGGCCATTTTCGCCAAACTTACCAGCGAGTGCAAATCCAATATTTACCCAGTCCCCATAGTCATTAGTCACATCAATCTTTTTAGATACAATATTCTTGATTATATCGGAAAACTCTGAATCAACAAAAACATAGCTTTTGTTTTTATCCTTACTTTTTGGATAAGCCTTTACAGATACAATTTGCGCTTCCTTGTTGATGTATAAATCCGGATCGTAACTGACAAATCTGGCCCGACTTATATCCTTGCATTTTTCATCAACCTCAATGATATTGTACTTTTCGTATAGGTACTTGCTGAGATAGTTAAAACTTTCTAAATGCAGTTTAGGATTAATCTTTGCAATGGCACAAAGTCCAGCACCGCCGCAAGAAACAAAAACCGCGTAGAAATTATTGTCACAACAAATCTGCTCTCTGACATGATTTAGATCTGTAAGTCCATCAATATCTATGGCAATGTAACCAGAGTGTTGTGTCAATGAATCTGCATTTCGTTCTTTAAATAGTCCGGAAATAGTTACATAGGGCAGTGATTTTTTATTAATATCGGTTTTGTTATTACGATAATTTAAAACCTGATCCTGCCAAAATCCTTCTTTAACCTTCTCTAAAAAGTCGGAGAATGTAAGGCTCATTCCTTTTTTGGTATGGCTTACATTGTTGAAATAAGAAATAGTTGGATCTGTCATACTGTTTTGATATGAGAGTCAATAGCTTGTTTTAATTTTGGCTTAATCCCTGGGGCCTGAGATAACCAAATTAAATACCTAACCTCCTCATCGCTTGTCATTGATGATAATTCTCGGTCTTTGTATTTCCCGAAATAAAGAGTAATTGGTTTGCCTTGTGGTAAATGCTTTATATAATTTGCGCATCCATTGCAATAAGCCGAAATATGCGGCCCGGCTTGGCGTTCAGTAAAGTCATTTACTAATCCGCATTTTTGACATATTATGTCCATAAAAATAAAAAGCCTGATAATATAAGGGTTATTATTCAGGCATCTAAATATAAAAATCAACTATAAAAGTCCCTTAACTCTTTCACAGTTCGTTTAATTCTAATTGCAATTTACAAATTATTTATATATTCCTCAAACTTTCTTTTCGCCTGATCAAAGCCTTCCGCAAAGCAAACCGACCAGCCTAAAGTTCTGAGATACTGGTGCATCTCCGCTTGTTCCTGCACATGCTTTTGTGATGATAGACTGCCATCCTTTAAGAAAGTCCCAGAGTCCAGGCGTTTCATCTCAATCATCAATCCGCAGTAATTGCCAACCTTATGATAAATCTGAATATCGGGCCATGCCCTCCAAGGATCAATGATCAGTTTAATGTTTTGCATCTGTGGCGATAGCTTCCCGGCTGACTGAATATCTGAACGAAAACGAACATCGGGATGTTGCAGCTTTAACCATTTACAAAACGCTAACTGGGCCGACCACTCATGCTGAATCTTTGGCTTGTATGCTTTGTGGGATTTGTATTGGGATAGGGGATCGGTGTAGTCTATCATAATTAAAAATTTGTTTCAATGGCTTTAAATATTTGATATGGTATTTCTGGAATTACGGCATTTCCGAATCCATGTATAAGTTCTTTATCCAGTTCTTTGGAAAACCCATCATCCATTCGTACATTTTCATAGCTTGAATTGCTGTTAAACCGTTTAAGTGGAATTGATATAGGGATTTGTCTTGGTGACCGTTCCGATAATACTTTTTGTAAGATTCCACCTTGCTCAATAATATTTTTCCATCGCTTGACGCGGGAGTAGGCCACTCCGTAAATTCTTTCTCTGCGGTGCGGAAATCCGAATTGGGTAGCATAAAACAATCTCCATTCACAATCATACCCGAGCTTGTAAAGGTCGCAAAGGACAACTTCGAATCCTCTACTAAGGAGCATTGGGCTGTTTTCAAAGACAATGATTCCAGGTCTAATTTCCCCAACCAAACGCGCATATTCTTTCCATAACCCCGACCTTTGGCCTTTGATACTCTTTGCCCCCCCCCCTTTCTTTGATTGATTGGCAATTGATAAGTCTTGACATGGAAATCCTCCTGAAAGAATGTCAATTGATGATTTATATTTTTTTCCATTAAATTTTTGTATATCTCCATAACTATCAGTATTAGGAAAATTTCTTTTTAATATTTCTTGTTTGCCCGGTATCCATTCACAATGAAAAACATTATTCCATCCCATCCATTCAGCTGCTAAATCAAATCCGCCTATACCAGAAAATAGCGAACCATGATTTAATATTTTCTTTTGTCCTGAGTTTGCCATTCTTTTTGCATTTGTTTTACACGTTCTTCAATCTCTGCCCTTTGCTCTGGGTACTTTTTCCAAAAGAATCGTTCACGTTCTAAGCGATAAGCGCGTAAGGCATCAGGTTCTCGGTAAGGCTTCGGCTTTGCTTTATAGCTTTGTACCTTACCAAGTTCCTGCGCATCGCCTTGGCCATTGGTTTTAATCAGTTTTTTTGCCATAATAACTTAGCAAAGCATCATAAATATCATCAATACTATATTTCATTAATGATCTCCTTCTAAAAAAGTCCAATAATATTTTTTGGTGTTTGTGGTTAAACATTAGATTGTAGAGTTAAAATTATCGGGTTATCTATTTTTTTATAAAACCAGTACTTAGTCATCCAGTCGGCAATAGTCGGCATTGGAAAATTTAGGTTTTTGGCGGCAAGTACCGGAGGCAAATTATTTCCTATGCAATATTCTAATGCTAAACCTATGGCTTTTTTTGAGTGACGATTGCCATATCGTTTACCCCTGCCTTCAATATTTAAAGGCAGGGGGGATTGGTTAGAAAGGCAAATCATCATCTTTTGCGTTTGATTTCTGCGCTGGTGCAGCTTTACCGCCATCAGGCAGTTTTGCATTACCGAAATATACCTTATCATCGGCCGCATCCTTTTTGGAGTTTAGCTGAAATGATAGGATATTACCGTATTGATCTGGTTCATCATTCATCCAGACTGCGATGTTTGCGTAAACTTTTCCGTTTTTTTCGGACTTGTTAAATGCGGAGTGTCCTGCTTTGAAAGCATCTGCGAGATCGGTCAAGCATATTGACCCATGCATTGGTTTGTTTGCCATTAGATTGAGTTTAAAATTGAGTTTAAATATTCAGTTGATTGTTGTATTTTCTTTTCGGCTTGTTCAATGTCAGCGAACAAATTTGCACGTTCTAAACGAATACGTTTGAATTGATACTTGCCGGGATATTCTGGATGATAGGATACGAAATCGAACCACTCGCGCCCGGTTATTATCATGTAACCAATAATCTGCCAGTAACATTCCTTGTAATCATCTTTTAAATCAGTTGTAAGCGAGTGAACCAAATGCGCAGTAATTGTATAAGGGCATTTAATTTCAATGCCTCCATCGTCATCTATCAGGCCATCAGGCGAACCGCCGAAGTTATCACCATGCGGAATGTATCCCGATTGGGTTACCTTTGTCTGAAATACTTCCTCATAAATACCAATAGCGATAGGTTCATGCATTACGCCCCAATCTGTGTACTTGCTTGTGAAATCTTCTTTGGCTGGTTTGCCGGTTAATTTCTCTGCAATGCACTCCATCACATAAGTAATTGCGCCATCCGATAATTTGCCAGCTTCCTTATCGGCTTTTGCTTTCGGTTCGGTCATTAGTCTGTGCAGTTGACTGCAAGAGAACCGCCCCATCCTGGACTTAAGCCATTCTGGGGTGCGCTGGTTTTCGTTTTGTTGTCCGGTGATAATCATGATTGTGAGGCTTTAATGTCATCCATTGGTACATCCTTAGAGTACATTCCGTTAAACTCAACTTCAGATCCGCCATCGGTAAAGATTTTACCAAGTTTTGAAGCTGCATTTTTTAAGGCCAAACTTTCGGCAGCCGGTGCATTTTTCTGAATTGCGTCTTGAATAATGTTTTCAATCTGCATCGGCGTAGATCCTGACTTTAACTGTATTGGCCAAGCACCAACGCCGTCCACATTCCGGGTGCGCCCGGTGATGGGATTAATTACAGATAACGTTCCAAATACTAAAACAGAATTAGCCATAATTTGAACATTTTTAATTGCCCAATCGTAATCCTGAAAAATAGTGATTAGACTATTCTTTACCCGATCAATAGGCTGGTAGGTAATACCTTTGTGAACGGATAACCACGATTGAGGCGGTGTACTGCTCAGTAAGGTGTTTAAACTATCCATTTTTACGGATAGTCCCAAATCTTTGACTATTGCAGGGAGATTTGGTTTTTTGTTTTCTGTACTCATAAAAATAAAAATGCCTTATTGTGGGTTTGGACTGGAAGATCCGCCCCCATAATAAGGCTCTTAAGATGTTTTTAATACCGCTTCCAGTCGGTTTATCTAAATTAAAAAAATATTATCTTACTTCCAAATAAAATCTGACAAATATTTCAGCGACAAAAAACAAAGCAAGTAACAACATCGAAAACATGACTGCCCAAAACAAAACGTCCTTATTTGGTTCTGGATCTTCGTGGAAGTGCATCATGTTATTGAAATTTTACGGATGATTTTACCCCACATTCGCATTTTTATAATTTCGTTCTGAATATAAAAATGCCATTGATTAAATTGGTCGGAGTGTATCTCCCTAGTCTTGTGAACCGGCATGCCATCCTTCCAAGTGATACGCTCACCACTTGGAAGGGTTGTTGTTTTGATTAATAATGTTTTCATTTTTCGTTGAATAAGTTTATAATTTCGGTAATTCCTGAATTTTTAAGATTCAGATACAATGCCAAAGAGCCGACAGTTCCGTAGCGTAAATCTAAAATAGAACTTTCTTGCTTAAGTTCCTCAATGATTGCTGGAATAGCACTTGAATAAAACTTAGCTTTATGTTGTAATAAAGCCTTGTACTCAGGCTTCAATCTTTCAAATAGATTATTCATTTTCTTCGTCCCTCCTTCTGTCGTACTTTTCATGTTCGTGGTTGCTTTCGATTTCAATCTCTCCTTCGCCTTTACATTCATCGCAAGTATCTGTATAAATATTGCAAGTCTTAAGGCACTCCTGGCAGACTTCATCAATAACTTGAACATCGCAGCATTTAGAAAATTCAATCTTACCTGAGCCATAGCAACATTCACAGTCCTTAATGCTAATGTTTTCGTTTCTGTCAAATTGCGCCTCGTGCAATCTTTCATAGTATTCGTCAAAGTTCATTTTAGTTTGTTAGTTAAATAGTCACATAATCCAGCTAATCCAATCAG